ATAGATTGACCTCTATTGTAAACATTTATTTACCTTCCCCCTATGTTTACAATTCATACGTTATAACACTGCACTTTAGCACGCTAAAGTGTTAAAGTGTAATAGACACTGTGTACGATAATAGACACGGTGTACAGAATACTTTAGCACGCTAAAGCGTTAAAGTATAGGTGCTAGCAACTAGGTTATAACCAATAGGCTATATGCGCTATGCCAATAAAACTATAACATATGTCAAAATAACTGTTGACATTTTGATATAGATGTGCTATAGTTGTAACAGAAAGGTTGGTAAGAAACGATGAAACGAATAGTAAAAACGATTAGTTATTATGATGAACGTCGTAAAAAATGGGTAAAAAGAAGAATAGTCCAAGAGGACTATTGGTATTTAAAGTTTACTGAATTTTGCACTGGGTTATTTTGGATATTGTGTATAATCTTAATAATAGTATTACAAATTGTATAAATTAAGGGTTGGTGGTTATTGCCACCAGCCCTTATAGCTTATAACATTTATGAAATATGGTTCAAAGTATGATTGGAATGGTTTAAGTAGATTCAGTCTATCCATTCTTTCACGTAGAAATGCAAGGTTATCATAATAGTTAATACGTGTTTCATGGATATGTTCAGCAAAACTGCGGGTATTGGTGTTACTGCCATCGGTATTAGTAGTAGCTCCATTATTGCCTGTATTGGTGTACGCGCTTTCATTTCTCTGAGTGTTGCTATCCTGTAAATTGATGGTATCCTGCATTGTATTTGCATAATCGTTACCTAGTTCGCCTATATCGTCATTAGTAATTTTATTATCGTAGGCTTGAACACCTTGTTCATATACTATGTTACGAGTTTTATTATCAATAGTATTGTGTTCTGTACCTGATTGTGCGCCCATGTTATCAGTATAAGTTCCGTTAGTATTGGAATCTATGTTATAATTACCGTTGTTATTTTCATTTTGTGTAGTGTCTCTCGTAAATCCGGCTTCAAACATGAGTGGGTCAATGTTAGTACCGTCAAGAGTTCCACTAAACATTTCAAGTGCTGTTTTATATTTCATCCAATTAATAGGAACATTTGAAAGAAAATCATTTGTGAACATGTCTATATCATATATGACACGGTAATTAAAAGCAATATCGGCGGTGTTTGTAGCTATGTCATAAATTGTTTTCCATTCGTAATCAAGTGGGTATTGTGTTCTAGGTGTCCCATCTTCGTGATACCACCTATATTTACCATATAATTCGCACCAGATTGGATATGGTAAACCCTCGTTACATTCTATCGGGAACATCTTCTTTCACCTGCTCTCCGTAGATATTAGCATCGTTTCCGTTTTCAGTTATCATAGATGCCAAATAATTTTCAACCTGAATGTTAGTTCCAAATTTTTTGTTAAGTTCTTCTGCAAAATTTTTACGGGCTTGTAGTCTATCTGCGCCGACATAACGAGATAATGACCGGTTGCGCTCACTTTCTGAAACAACTAGACGCTCTCTTTTATTATTACCACTATTTTCAAATCCCAGTATATCAAGAACGATACCCCATGTATTTATAAAATATTGGTAGTATTCTGTTAAGTCTTGAGAGTTAGGAGGTCTAAATAGTGTTTCAGTCTCGTTTCCAATATCACTAGTAATAATTATATATGGGCTGTTTTCGCTACGATTTTTCAATACCTGTTTTAGTAATTGTTCACTTCGTTTATTAGAGCATTGAAAAACAATTCCACTTTTACGCGTTTCTGCCGCAACTTTTAGAGTTTGATATGCCTCATCTAATTCTTTTGCAAGGTAACGGACATATGTAACTATTGGCGTAGCCATAGTATTAAGCTGATAGTAATACATACTATCAAACCCAACCACAAAATTAGAGGGGTCATCGGCGACATAAACTTTACCATTAAGTCCTGAAACACTTGCTTTATTACCCCTTCCATAAAAGTCATATGTTATATTGTTGACATCAGTCCCATAATAACCATAAAATATTCCGTCAGGGGTTTCTGTATCTATATCAAATGAAGTTTTAATGGCGCATACTTTACCATTGTTAATAAGTAACCGTTCAATGGCATTAGCTTCATATGGTTCAAGACCATACCATTTAAAATTTGCAAACAGTAAACGCATAAGCGTTGTTTCAAATATTTTAAATGTTTGGCTATGCGGGTGGGGGTCTGGTGGATAAAATCCTGCATTATCTGCGAATTTATCACTAAGAAGTAAATTTGGGTTACGTTTTTTCATATAATCACCTATACAATAGGATTAGAAATACTGTTATAATCGTAGTTAGGAGTGGTTTTCCATATCCGCAAACCTGCTGAAAAACGTTCTTTAATTTGCTGTACTGTTTGAGGGTCTTTTAAACGAGTTAAGTCAGTGCTTCCAGAAACGGAAGATATTAGAACTTCCTCGGCCTGTATAAAAGTAAACTTTTCTCGGCAAGCTAACTGAGCTGGATTATTTAATACTGCTTTATCTACGTTGTATCCATACTGAGTAAAAAAGTTATCCAATCTTTTTCGGTCTTGTGCTGAAAGAGTAGATTTTTGTAAATAAAAACTATAGCAATCATGTAATTTTGTTTGAGATTGGACGTATTTAACAGCAGGGGGTGCAAACTGTCCTATATTACCTACTTGTTGTAAATATGCTTTTTGTGCGACTAGATTACTTTCTAAATATTGACGAGTTAGCTCATTACTCCAAATCTGTGTTCCCGTACTAATTGCGCCTGTAGTACTACTAGCCGCGTTTGAAATTCCACCGCCTAAGTCTAAGGTAGCTACATCCGCAATTGAACTAGCAAGTCCTCCAACTAAATTTCCGACACCGGTTCCAATTGTTTCAACATTACTAGTTGTTAATTGGGCTAATTGGTGTTCGGTAGATAAGTATAAACTATCGATAGCATTTTGTGTCTGTATCTGTGTAACAGTACTACCAGCGGCCATTTGTCCACTTATTGTAAATGGGGAATAGCCTGCGCTTTTAACAACTCCGGTAAGGTTATTATCCCCCATGTATTTGTCTATTCTAGCCATGAAACACCCGTTTATATATGGGTCACAATAGCAAGTGAACGATACTGTTCCAGTTGTTTTTATATCATAGTTTTGTACAGTAACGGCATCCCCAGTGACAGAGTTAAATAGAGTGAAGTATATTCCTATTTCACCAGCTTTTGAGTTTCTATAACCACTATCTACTAAAGAAAGACCACTATCACGAGTTACCGGATTTGTTTTAATCCACTGTATAATATCAGTGTAATTTCCGTCTGAATATTTTTCAATACTTATAAAAGATGCTTTAGGTAATAGGTATGCATTAGAAGTAATATCATAGCCCAATCCGGTAGCATAGTTAAAATTTTTAATTATATCACTGGATGTGTCCCATATACAGTACTGCATCCCGTCCATAAAAGACTTATAGAGCGGGGTATTATCTTCAATATAAAACCATGTAAAGTGAGTGGTCGCCGCTTTAATACTAGGGTAGTATATATTGGCAGAGGATACCGAGTTATCATATACTTCAATATACGGTTGTTCGGTCATATCATATGGGAATCCAACAATCATATAGGGAGTATGTTCGTTCATACATTGATACTTAAAATAATTATAAGTATACGGTTGGGTCTGATTAACAGGCTCGGGGGTCATTATATATTTATATTGTGAATCGTCATTTACAGTCCAACGATTAATTACACCACTTATTCCTGTGATATGATATATATTTAATGATACAAGAGCATCATATAAAAGGTGCAGCATTACGGTTTTACGAGACAGTTGAGTATATCCGGTTACATAGTAAAAATGACTGCCGTGGTCTTCGGCACCTTCTGTACCTTCCAGTATTTCTACCCACTGAGCGCCGACAATGTCTTGATAATCTTTAACATTTACACGTAGTTCATTTAGCCATGTAGATTGCCATACAAAAGTACCGGTAACAGATATTTTCTTTGTAGCATCTGTACGGATTTGGCCCTTTGTATATGGAACATTTATATAATCGTATAAAGTTCCAAAATATATATCTGCATTTACTCGTCCGACAGTTCCCATGTTATTCTCCTTCGTCGGGGTCAATGATTATTGGCGGAACATTTGAGGGGACATGAAAATATCCCATAAACACCGCGCTTGTGTGTACGCTAACTAATCTGTAGTTAACACCGCCGCCACTACTATCAAGCACGTATCCGTTACCTATGTATATCCCAATATGTGCATTAGATACATCTGCTGTTGGGGGGTCTCCCTGTCCCCATATACACCAGTCTCCAGGTAACGCGTCTGCTTCACTAACTTGATAATCGGCTACATATGCCCATAAAGTTCCGGTATATGACACAACATCATCAGGAATAAGGCCATAAGCTTTATATAGGTATCCTACAAAACCGGAGCAGTCGAAGTAGGGAGGAGTCTTCCCTCCCCATGTGTAAGGATAACCTATATAAGTTATGGCTTCGGCCAACATTGCCGAATAAGTAGGGTTTATCATCGGAAGACCTGGGTAATCTTCAGGATTATTGGGGTCATAACCTGGGTATGGAGTTGTCTGTTCCCAATAATTTAATAATGAGTTCCAATCTCCAACACGAGGGAATGTAACAAGCCGCCGGCGTAATGCCATTGGTGTCCAAAATTTGTAAGGCATATTAATTCCAACTATTAGGTTTGTTTATAGTACAATATCTCTGGTAATGACATACAAGATGCCCGCGATTATGACCTTGCAGATTAAGTAGAGTGCGTACGTTTTTCGGGCTTTCAATACCTATATCTGAACTACTCCAGCTATCAAAAATCCAACCGTCACGGTGTGGTGCTGTAACGGTAACCACACTTTGTGGAACAGTAATATTAAATGAGTTATCACCATAGTCAATTGTAAGGTCACAAGTAGCAGTAGTTATATCAATTTCAGTTGCTTGACTAATATTAACGGTGAAGTCATTGCTATCATAGTCTCGGCCGTTGACTTCAGTAATAACATCCGGCGCACTTTCAATATGTACCGGGATCGGGTCATGTAATGCCTCTATATACACATCTTTTTCAATGTATGACGTTGTCCCGCTAGTCTGTTCAGCACCGTCCATATAAAGAGTAGTTGTACCATTATCATTCCATGTAATAGCATATTCGCGCGGTTGTGAACCCTGAATGTTAATAAAATGATTATTTTGTACTGTAGTAAGTTCAAAATCTACGCTACCAGTTTCGCCAATAGGTATATCAACTCCATCTACAGTAACGGTTTCCATGTATGAACCAACAACGTGTACCTCACTAGGCGAGTAACCGTCAACATTGACAGTTGCGCTCATTTTGTTATTTGTGACTGTGATAGGTAATGAGGTAACGGGGTAGACGATTCCGTTGACGGATATACTTTCAATATTTTCCCCTGTGACCGTAAGACTGTGTGTGCCGTCGATTGTAAGGTAGGTGTCTTTGTCGATGTCAATAATTTGATGTAGGCTGGAATTTCCGTCATTAATAACCTCTCCATCCTTAGTAATTTTTGCACCACCTAAACTGGTTAAGTCAACTTGATATATTTCACCGGAAGCAGCAATTGTAAGTGCTTCTGTTACAGTGGTTGTATATGGTAGTTGTACTTCTTCATCATTGACTGTAACAGTAGCAATATTAGTACCTGCAATTGTAATCTGTCTAGACCCTGTGTCAGAACCCTCGAAGAATACTTGGTTAGTAATCCCCCCAATAGGTGTAAAAGTATATGGGAGACTAGATATTGGAATACTTTGCTCATTAACTGTAACAGCAGTAATTGAATTACCATTAACAGTCACACTCGGTATAGTGGTAGCACCAGTAAAGGTTAGTGTATTCTCATCACCTGTTACATCAATTGTCTGTCCATTGGTAACAGGACTATTATTATATGTAACTGAATTAGCATTAGTATAATTAACAGTAAAGCTTCCACCAGTATCAGCGACACTTATTCCTAATGTCGCATTTTCAGTAAGTTCCACTGGAACACCGGCTTGCATTTGTGTTTCATTAATTGTAACTGTTACGCCTTCGGGAATAGTAGGTAACGTTAATGTATAAGTTTCTCCTTCAATTGTAACAGTTTTATTGACATCAGCGACAAAAGATGTTGTAGCCATATTATTTTACCACTCCTTTAACCTGCGGGAGTATCTGTGACTTCCGGCCCTGTAGTACCGGTATAATCTATAGTAATAGTTGGCGCTGGTGTACCAACTGCGGTAATTGACGGTTCACCCGTCAATGTAAGATTAACTGGAAATTCGGTATAATTCTGAGAATTATATGAAATGGATTGCATACGACCACCATTAGTAATAGTAGCTTCAATTTGTCCGGATATAGTAACAGTTTTATTTACATCTGCTGTAAACGTCATTGTAGGCATTTATTCAGCCTCCTTTACTGTGTGTCTGTTATCACGGGAACTGACGTATTAGTATAATTTACTGTAATTGTTTTGTCGTCTTCACCCGAACATTGTAATGTTGTATTTCCTGTAATAGGTATGGATGCAGGGAATGAACTATATACTGCTGACCCTACTTGTATTTGTTTCATGTTCTGTGTATTTTGGGCTGTAACTGTGTACGATGATTGCTCACCTGTAAAATACCATGTAGCATTACCATTTACAGTAGCTGTATAAGGAAAAGAGCTTACAACTAATCCAGGGTCACCAAATTCAACCTGCTGTAAATTACCTGCATCTTCAATTGTTATTTGATATGTAGATGGTGCTGCTAATGTATCATTAAGAATAAATGTAGATGGTGAACTGCGATCTGTAGATATCTTTTTGTAATAATTACTACCAAAAGGCCAATAAAAATATTGAATACCACTACTAGTAATTATATTTAACGTTTGACCTTGTGCGTAAAAAAGACCATAACGACTAGGGTAGTTTCCAGAATCATAAGCAAATGCAATATATCCATTTTCTAATTCTGTACCTGTTGACCCCTTACCAAGTAGAAATTGTTCTCCTTCCTTTACGAAATTTACACTGGCCGATGTTCCTCCATTATCTGAGTAGTAAACCATCCTAACGAATCCGCTACTACCACTAATATTAGTAATTGTACACCATAAATAATTAATATCTTGATAAACACTGAGAGTTGCAGTACTCATTTAACTTGCCCCCTTGACTATCTTAATAGACGGCAACAAATCAGTATAATATGCTTTAGTCCAGAAATGAGAACGAACTGGAGTAGCTAGCTTCTCAACATCTTTCATTGCAAACAATGTTTCGGTCAAATTGTCCTCAAATCCGATGCAATCCTGATGCATGATAACAGCGACCACATTGGGATCACCTGCTTTAAAGGTATTGCCAACTGCCCAGTTCTGCAAACTCATACCCTGCGCGTCATAGGTAACAGGTACAGGAGTATCGCCGGCAGCATTATAAAGAGTATCCCCACCTAGAGTATCAATAAGAATCAAGTTAGACGGGAGTATCCCCTCAAAGTATATAGTATTGTAAGTATCAGGGAATGCTTTACGAATTACATTCATGTAATACTCACGAGGAATTACAAGCTGCAGCATACCCTTAGGAGTTTGCATGTAATTGTTCTGTTTGTTATACAATGCTGTACCGACTTGCAACTCAAACAGAATATTGTCAATCTGATTGAGCCATGATTTAGCTTTATCACTAGTAAGAGTATCAAAGTCAGTTATATCGATGTCAATCGTAACATCAGTTGCAACATTGCTGTACATTGTATACAATGTCTGTTTTCTCAAGTTATCCATGAAAATGTTACGTGCGTTAATCGCATTTATCATTTTCATTTCAGTTAGTTCTGCAATTGTGGTGCCATTGCCGCCAGAAAAACGGCGAAGCTCCTCATCATAAATCGTCCATGCGTACATCCAACGGAATTGCGCTGAATGATAACGGACATCAATTGTATCATCATAAATTGCATAACTGCCCAAAGTAGTCGGTTTGGTATCATAGTCCATTGCAAAGTTCTGACCTTTGCGCTGAGACATATAAACCTCTCTCAACATACCTGGGTATGCATTTTCAGGCGCATTACGGCCTAAGTTGCTCCAGTTCTGTACCACTCTCAATTTGCGGTACATTGTGTAGCTTATCTGTTCTACTAACTTATTATAAATAGGGTCATATGTGGTAATAAAAGTACTTGAATTTAAATTACCACTAGTCATCTGATTGGCCGCTTGTTTATTAGCTACCTGCGACCATGTACTCTTGGTTGGATTAAAAGCCAACTTTTTCACTCCTTATTATATGATTTTAATATTTGACTGGTTAATGAATCAGCACTATTCAAATATTGCTCTATTTCATTATCCGGTTCTATATTAATATTAGTTCGTTCAAACTGAGCATTCAACATTGCTTTCATTTGTTTAATAAGTTCACTTTGTTCATTAATAATATTAGACTGTTCTTGAATCTGTTGCATTATTTGTGAATAGTCCACATTTTCCATAAACTTTTCAACATTTTCAGCCTCTGTTTGCTCAGTATTGTCTGTTTCTTCTACAACTTCATCTACAACATGTTCTTCATTCATATTATACACCCCCAATCCGAGGTGTCAATAGCCCGCTTAACGCGCTTTTGACATCCATATTTTCATAAAACACTTTATTATTATCTACACATGTTCGCATTAATTTTACTATATCCCCTCTGAACCATAATATATCGTTACCTTCAACATCAATTGCTTTAAACTTACGTTTTAATTTCTTATCATATCCCTCAGCAAAATAATTATTTCCATCATTGTCAAAGTAACAAATATACCATTTAAATAAATATAACTCAAAGAATACTCGGCAATCAGGAGGACGTTTTTTAATATTAGCACCTATATCAAGTAACGGTTTATTACTTAGTGCATATTCACCATATATATTAGTAGCCAGAATTTTGCCGATTTTACTTTCCGCTATTTGATTAGATATTTCCGTAATAGTTACTACCTCAGTATAAACATTATTAACAATAAACTGATTATATTTCTTCGGCATGTTCTCAGATAGCCTGATATTGAAAAAAGAAAAGTATGGGTTAAACAGGCTTATCATATTGGCTGAACATATAATTCTCACTTCATCACGGATTGCACGCTTATACCCTCTAGCTACTGTTAGGTACAATGATAACAATAATTTAGGCTCATATGCGGGGTCAAGTGGTTTTAAATATTGTAAATTCTCAGGTATAAATTCATCGAAGAATATAAAGTCAACATCTTCAAGGGGGATTGATTTTACTTTATGCAGCATACTTAATGAAAAAGCATATCCACATATTTCTTCTGTTTGTGTTTCATAATTAATTACATAAAATTTATTTGCCTTATACTTAACATTATAATCTAAAAACTGATGACCTATATCATCAAACCAGTTAGGGCATGACATATCTAAATCATTCTCATGCCTACGTAAATATATAAATTTCTTATGTTCTTTTAAATATGTACGGAAAAGATACCTTTTCCAGTAAAAAGATTTTCCTATACTTCGGTTGCCAATTGAAAAATTAATAGGGCAACCGGCATTTAATAAAGCAGCTCCATTATAATACATAACACTATATTATGAAAACACGGAACAGTATAAACAATCCAATAGTCACAATGGTTATATCCTGTAGCAGCTTTCGGCTGTGACTCTACAACATATATTATTCATACTTTGTTCCGTGTTATCAACTAATCACGTTCCAGTACATCTATTATTTTATTAAACATTGATTTAATACAAGTCAATTGCTTATTCATAAAAATATATACTATACAAGCACCTAAACACACACCTACGGCAAATAAGATATACTGGGACATATTCCACCTTCTTTTATAATATTTCGACTGAGGTATAAGTTCTATTATTCTTACTCAATTTATCTTTTAATATTATTGCTACGGGGTCTTTTGCTAAATCATCAGCAGTTATTCCATTTGCAGCCATAATTTTACACATATCAGTTAGAACGGTACCACCAAAAATAAAATTTTCAGGATACTGAACAACAGTAATAACACAATACTCGTGGCCATTAGCATCAGTCTGTATATCATAATCCGTTAACGTTAGGGGTATATTTTTAATATCACTTGTTGCTAATTTAGTACGGTTACCAATAAGACGGCTACCGCTCATTTCATTTCTTAACAGTTCAGCTAAATTCATTATCATTCTCCTTTATAATTTTATTACTTATGTACATATTTGTCAATAACTCTTTTTATTAATGTAACCACTTCGGCCCTGGTCATATTATCCTCTGGACGTAAACCACGCTCATCACCTTGGATTAACCCCTCTGTCTGCGCCCATTCCATAACTTCGTCGTACCACTTTGCCACTTGTTCACCCCCTTGTTTAAATTTGTCCAATGGGAAATATTTGCCTGGGCATACTGTGTTGTAGTACTCTCTATGACCATAGATTGATAATTCCCCGTATTTACTACGTATGTATTCAATAAGCTGTTGCCCTGCTTCGAACTGAGAATCGGACATGTTATAATCGGTGTTCTCATAATCTCCCTCAAATCCTATTCCAATTGTTGTACTATTTTGTCCACTACAATGTGCGCCTACTGTATCAATCGGCCTGCCCTGATATATACTGCCGTCATACCGGACATAAAAATGATACCCAATACCGAGCCACCCATTATTATTCATTGCATCCCTATGTATTTGCTCTACAGTGGCACCAGGCCAGACAGTATGATGCAATATTATTTTATCAGTCTTCTTGCGGGTGACAAGTTTAGAAGTAAATGTTAAACCCTTATCTATAATATTAATCATTCTAAACCCCCATAAGTTATTATATCTTCGCGATAACCCATTAAAAATTTAATATAAGAATCAGCTAAATTAAAACTATATTCACCCTCTTCCATGTGTATAAAACTTAACTCTTTATATTCAGCTTCATTTCCTTGATAATCAATAACACTCCCTTCTATACTTTCATCAACATAAGTTAATATGTTTTTCCCACTATATTCTCGGGGTATAACCAAATCTTCATTAAATTTAGCAAATGGATTATAAAATGAAGTTAAATATTCACATGCTTTATTTTTATTAACTCCTGCAACAGTTAATTTATAATTATCCCCAGTTCTAGATAAATAACGTTTTGAACCTATACTTTTAAATTTATCGTATGTTCCTTCATAATCCCATACACCTAAAATCTTTCCTTTAGGCTTAATTAAATTAACATCTATATTATAATAATTGCACATTTTAACTAATTTCTGATATATTGTATTATTATATTTTTCTATATACTCTTTATGGTCTTCATAATTTATTCCTTTTATAGAATCAGTATCACTATATACGTAATCGTTATGAAATTCATATATACCACTAAATAAATTTCTACGCGCGTACGCAGTAACAAATACTCCCCACGGATAAAACAAAAAACGTTCACGTTTTTTATTATATTTATCTAATAAAGTTTCAACATTCGGTAATTCAATTTCCCATTCATCATTATATATTATATTATCTGGTGCTATATCGGTTACACACATCCCATATAACGAATTTAATAATGCTTTACTATGAGCATATTCAACTTCTTTACCGAATACATTTTTCAATAAAGTCTTATTATTATATAACACTATTATTGTATCTATAATCGGCTTTGGCAAATAATTCTTTTCGTATCTATACACATTGGTTATATTAAAATTATCCCAATTATAAAACTGATTTAAATATTCTAAATCAACATTAGTTAATGTTGTGATAATATAATCTGCTCTAATTACTTTACCATTATCACATAACATATTTTGGCTATCCCAACATTTACTCGAACTAATGATATGTTCCCTAAAATCTTTACTTTCAATATTAACAAACTCAATATCAAATATCATACAATACCGTTTACAATCATTTAAAAACTCAGCCCTATTACTATAAAATACCTTTTCACCAGTTGACATCGGAAATTTTTCACTCAACATAACTGCTGGATATGATGAATTAAAATCAATTGAAAACACATTTGATAATATTATACCACTATAAAATGCATTACAATGCGTAAACCCACCTTGAAACGCCCGTTTTAAAGTTTTATACTCATCAACATCAACGCGTAAATTTTTAATTAAATCATAATATTTTCGTTTTTCATTTTTATCATTAACCGGATAACAATGTTCTTTTGTATAACGTCTAGCATATCCTGTAGAAGTCATTGGAATGTGACATATATCCCCATTACGCTCTATTTCTTCTCTTATATAATATTCAATTATTTTAATATCATTATATGCGTATTCTAATTCATCATAACTTAATTCAGTTTTACTATTTCTTATTAATTTATAATCTAATTGTCCTACTAATTTTTTTATCCGGTATTTATGCAAATTCTCTGCTATTTTAGCTAATGAATAATTAGATAATACCATTGAACATTTAAATATTATATTATTAGTCTCAGCTTCAAATGGCTTACGTTTTTCGCGAGCAAACACCCTGTCCCATTTAAAATACTTACGCATAAATTGAAATTCATAAGCTAAATTCTGAACATATATAATCAATTTTGTATGTTGTGTAAACTCAGACATACGGTTTACTAAATCAACAAATTGAGACCATGACCTACCATAAAAACATATGCCATTTAAATCTATTTGCCATAAATACATTATAGCTCTTTCGTCTTCATTTTCACGAAAAGACGTTGTTTCTATATCAAAACTACAAGGTACATTAAAATAAGTTTTTTTTTATACTTTATAACTTCCATGTTATAAAATATACTTTTTAAAATATTATCTGTTATCTGTTCATACTTATAAAACCCCATAACTAAGAAAACATCCAACTATCTAATTCTGATAATTCTTCTGCATTTTTATTATATTGATAGGTTAAATGTTGTGATGCACTCAAACGTAATTTTTTAATTCCCGCTTTACTGCGATTAACTAAATATGTTACCAACTCATCACTTTTAGTAGTATAAAACATTCCAGCTCTATTACTTTTTATCCAGTTAAATGCATCCCATACTGCGGACATATCAGCTTCACCATATTCTTTTTCATATTTTTCCTTTAATTTCCGAGTTCCCCTAACAGTTGAACTTTTAGCAGATTGTAAAAAATATTGCGCTCGTTTATACTCATTGCGCAACTGATTTAAAGTTTTATTACGTGTATAAATTAAACCACCTGTTTGTCTCATATAACGATAAGCGGCTGAATCACTTTCTAAATTCGCTAACTCTATCCGTTTCATGCGCTTATTTACAGCACCGCCTAACGTTCGAACTACCCTAGCAAGTTCTTGTTTATTCAGTTTTTGTAACTCCTTCGGAGTTATCGCTAAAGCATCCTTTACGGCCAAAATATTCACTCCTTAACAATGTTAGAATATCAAACTCATCAATTATGGAATCAATATATAATGAATATAACATATATTTACTAAAATTACGAACACCATTCATAATATTATAATAATTAGAGGAATCAAGACCATAATGTTTTAACGCATTTTTAATTGTACCATATCTTTTTACAAACTCATTTTTTATATGTTCTAATAATTCTTGTTTTATAGTCAATCAATATTCTCCTTTCGATGATTGAAATTTTCTAAGTATTAAATCAAGCACATCCACGTTCTAGCCCCCTTTCTGTTACAACTATAGCACATCTATATCAAAATGTCAACAGTTATTTTGACATATGTTATAGTTTTATTGGCATAGCGCATATAGCCTATTGGTTATAACCTAGTTGCTAGCACCTATACTTTAACGCTTTAGCGTGCTAAAGTATTCTGTACACCGTGTCTATTATCGTACACAGTGTCTATTACACTTTAACACTTTAGCGTGCTAAAGTGCAGTGTTATAACGTATGAATTGTAAACATAGGGGGAAGGTAAATAAATGTTTACAATAGAGGTCAATCTAT